ATCAAAGAAACAAAAGAGAAAAAGGTTGAAGAGATCAAAGAAACAAAAGAGAAAATACCTAATCCGTCTCCACATCAATCTAAATCTTCATCTAAGTCTAAATCTCCACCTCAATCTAAATCTTCCACTAAATTTACACTCGTAGATGTGAGTGGTTCTGGGAACTGTTTCCCAAAAGCGTTATATGGAGCATTGAAGAACAATAAAGGCAATATGCTTAAAATTTTTGCAGGAGATCTTAAATTACCAGATACAGCTCTTACAAATGAAGATGTGTTTGTAAAGGCATTTAGAAAACGATTCGCCACCATATTAAGATCAAATGAGGATACCACCACAACAACTACATTCAATATGTTGAAAGAGTTAGGTGATATGGCTAAACGCTATTTAGCAGATGAGTTCTATGGAGAAGGCGCAAATATTACATCTCTTAAAAACATAGGCATGTATCCTATCCCTAAAACAGAAAGAACATTCCGTGAAAAATTAGCGAGGTATATAGAACAAAATAGATGTTACCTAAACTCTCTATACATCAATACTATTATAGATGAGTTGTCAAAGAATGTAATGATCAGGATAGAGAGTGAAAACTCATATATTAGATATGTAGAAAGCCTAGAAAAGATTGAAAACATTGTGGTATTAGTGCGTGTAAATCAAAATCATTACAATTATGTATTGTTCAAATAAAAGTTATCCTGTAAAATGTAATGTAATCTAACAATGTAAGTATATATGGAGTTAGATTGTAAATATAGAACAATCAATAAAATATGTGTCAATAAAAGGTGTTTTTCTAGCAGATATTTCTGTATTAAACATAGAAATATCAACAATGTTGTCTTTGATTACTGTGTTCAACTCTTTGGAGATAAAGAGATACTCGATTACTACGATATTTTAGTTCTATATCAAGAACTGTATATTAAATATGGAATGTATGAAGCACAAAATATCTTAGGAACATTAATCGCACGTAGAAAAGCTGATCTTTTTCCTATTGCTATACAAGCGGGAATGACAGTAAGAAATAAAAGTTTGAAAAGAAATGTTCTAGAAACTTTTAATAAAAAAATCCACTTAACTATTATTCTTTCAAATAATAAAAAAATCAAAAAAGTATTTAGCAAGTTGTGGGGTATTTGGAAAGGATATTTGGACAGAATAAACGGTAGTGTATTAGGTCATGCCATAAATACCACAGATATATTTACATTAGATGACATAGATAAAATTTCGTATCCCTTTAAAATCAAAGATACTCTGAATAATATTGTTCTTGTATTTGATACATTATCGTTGTATAAGTATATCAATGATCAAAAACAAACAAATGAAGACAATGTAGCATTAAATCCCTATAATAGATCACCTATTTCTACGGATGTATATATCCGTTTGTGTAAATACATACATATACTCAACCTTTATGTAGAAAAAGAGGATAACTTTCAAAAATGGCAAACAATAGATATGGCATATACCGATGTTGTTTTAGCATTTGATAGAGCAGGATTTTATACATCTGTTGAATGGTTCAATACGATTGAATATTTAGATATAGTGAATGTTCTAAAACAGTTTCACGAATACTGTATCATGTTCCACTATGACAACAATTGTATGATAGATGAAGAGATGATTAACGAATATCCAGATTGTGCTTACAGGTTTTGTAATCTATGCCTTAACCTTCTTGAAAAAAACGACTTTGGATATACTACAATCCTTTTCAGATCACTTATGGATAAAGTAAATATTTTTAGAAGAAATACCCCAGAATGGATAAATAGCATTACCATGTAATCAATAGAATTACTTGTATTCACAAAAATAAATAAATGAATAAAAGTAGTAAAATATATATATAAACAAATATATTATGGATACGAAAGAAAAGATAGCTATAACTTTTTATATCGTAGTGTTGTTTGTTGTCTTTACAACAGCCACTTTTGTAAAGACAGTGGGATTGATATATGGATCATTACTAGGAAACGATGATACAATCGTAGATGGAGACAATCTTACACTTTTTGGTAAGTTTGTAGTTGGTTTAATATTTGCAATATTAATACTGCTTACTTCTTCTTCTTAGCTGGAGTCTTCTTAGCAGGAGGAGGAGGTAGTTCTTCATCTTCCTCTTCCTCCGCTTCTTCTTCCTCTGGATCTTCAATATCCACCTCTTTCTTCAAAACCTTAGTAATCTTAGATACATCTTTGTCTTCTTTTACATCTTCTTCATTATCTTCATCATCCTCACTATCATCAATGGGGGTGTTCTTTAGTTTCTTAGATACAGCTTCTACATCGTCCTCAACAGGACTTTCTTTATCACAATCACTGTCATACTGGAACATAGGTTTGTTAATAGTGTTGTTAAGCTTTACCTTACAAGATATAAGATCAAGAGAAATACCAAACTTCCCACCAGCAAACCACAACTTTGTCATACGAACAATACAGATACATTTACATCCTCCCATAACAGAACGAATTTCATTGATATCCAGAGCTTCATTACTTTCCATATCAAAGAAATCAGTTTTATAAGATTGCGTCTTGGGATTAAATGGGATCTTAAACTTGATAGTTGGGGGATATTGAGTGTCGCTCTTCTTACTCTTTTTGAACAACTTTGTAAGTTTAGTATTAAAGATAATCTTAACAACACTATCATCTTGATTGTATTCATCGCTATCACCGAACCATTCCGTCTTCTTGGAAACAGCAGTGTTAACAATATAATCTTGGATCTCTTCTAGCTTGTTATAGAATGATAACATCTTAGGGTTTGACTGATAATCATTACCGAATGAAATTGTGAGATCCATCTTGTTATCATTAGAGTTTTCATCATCATTGTTATCGCCATTTAATTCCTTAAACTCTTTCTGTGTCTTAGGTGGGTATGGAATAATAGATACAGGTGTCTGGATACACAGTGGATTTTTTTCATACTGAATAAGACAAGACTGAAACCCTTTGATATCCTTAGACTTCTGAACATCTTTAAAAGTAATCTTAGATACATCAATGTTACTCGGTAGGATTGCTGGAATGGTCGCCATTGCTTGTTTGTTTGTTTGTGGTTATATATATCTAGAAATCTTATATCATTTTTTTCATTTTTTCTAAAAATTTTCATGATCACTAGATTTTTGGTAGTTTTTCAATGATCATTTAACGTTTACACCGTTTTTGTCTTGAATATGAAAAATAATACATATGATATGATTAACGTTTCATAATATATGGTTAACTAATGTTTCCATTTCTTTCCACAATCTAAACACTGATAGAATGTAGTCATAGGTTCGTCAGCACTCCTTGTTTGAACCTCTTGATAGAATATTCGGTTTCCTTTACATCTTCCACACTTAACATTCTTTGTCATACTCTCCATCTTTACCTCATATGCGTTCTTAACACAATCCATATTCTTAGATGTAATATGCTCCCATCCTTCTGGATCTAATTGTTCCGGTTTTAAGAAACCGATGTGTTGTGGTTTAATCTTTTCTTTCTTGATCTCTTCTCTAAGAGACTTATTTCTTTTAAGATTTGAGAAAACACAATAACTTAAATCATTATATATATTACAAAAACAAGGTTCTTCCCAGTTTCTAGCTACGTTTTCTTGATCAGCCTTTGTTAGTGAAGCATTAAAGATGCCTTTTTCAATATTATATATTATCTCTTCTGTCATTTCATTTAATTCAACAACCAATAATTGTGAAAGATTTTTTACAGTTCTCTCTCTCCTAACATTGATAGATACGGGTTTTTCATCCTCATAAGTTATCTCTTCAACTGGTTCCGTTTTTACTTTCTTTGTTCTAGGCATATTTTATTGTATTGTATTCCACACTTAAATACTATTACGCTAATCACTAATATTAGTCTTAATGACTAATTCTTATATCATTTTTTCACAAAGGAAAGTATTTTTTCTTAGGATCTATTCTTGTTCTCTTAGAATATCTATACAAATAGATCAATATACCTAAAACAATCAATATAATATATAAGTATCTATATCTATCCTCCTGAACACCTAAAATCTTAATGATCAATAAGATAATTGCGAAATATAGTAACAAATATGTAGTATCACTATAATCTAGTGTATCACTTAGAACTTTACTGTTATACGACTTGACATTGTTGATATCTTTGTGTTGATCAATTTCTAATTTTTTATATTTTTTATTCTCATTCTGCAAACTTTGTTTCAAGTTATAGTAAATCCCCTCTGGAAACAATGTTAATATATTCACAATAGATTGCTTAATATAGTTTGTCATATATTTTTGGAAATGCTTCTCATTATTGTTGTCTTTTGTTTTAACTTGATCATCATTAAACCCCTCAATAGAAACCGATGTCCTGTAAGTAATCAATAGAAGAATTATAATGATAAATATGATACCTAAAAGTAAGCCTTGAGACAACTCGACAACACTTAATGATAGAGCAATTAAGATAACACAAACTAGAACTGAATAATATACTCTTGTAATAGTATGAAAAGTTTCTTCATAATGTTCTTTTTCTTTTGTATTATCTTTTAGATTTTTATGGTTATCCTTCATATCTTTGTGAATATAGTGTAGATCATTAGAATTCTTTTCATAAGTGTTCAACAGATCAATATGGTTCTGTTCATTATTCAATTCAAATCCTTTATACATAACTTGTTTCATTTCTTCATTAAATTGAGTTTTGCTATCTGTATTTAGATTATAATACATAGTTATCAATTCATTTGTTTTAATCTTAAAGATATTTTCAAAAATACTTTTTATATGTTTCTTATTGTTCTTGATATAACTTGTATTTTCAATATCAACTACTGATCTAACTAAACGATAAAAACTGTCATTATCATAATTTTGATTACTATTACTACTACCACTTAGTGATATCCCAGTATAGTTCTGTATATTCTCTTGATCAAGATAAATAACTTTATCCACAATCTCTTTTATTGATAATTGATCATCATCAAGATCATCTAAAAATTTATTTCCCATTATTCTTTTACTTTATTCTTATTCACTTCATAATATATCTTTTTACAACAAGGACACCGAAATATTTTACAGATACATCTCTCACAAACAAGAGTGCTACAAAAACTACAACCTAAAAACCCATCTTCAACAACTATTGATGAACATATAATACACTCCTCTTCACTCGCTTGTAATATCTTCATAAGCAAAAGTGGTGTGGTGGATGATAATGAGTATTCAGCATTGTGATCACAACATATCAATTCATATCTATTGAGATCATCTAAAATCTCATTGACATCCTGAGTATCTATATACCTATTTAGCAACTCAGTATAACTTTTTGAAAAGATCAACTGGATATATGCCTTGTCATTAACATAATTAACAGGACATTTCTCATTACAAAAAACAAAATTATGATTATCTCTAACTTTTTTTAGATGATCATTTGCCTTTATGATCCTGATCAAACAACTATTAATGATCAATTGTGTCATACAAGTCTGTTTCACACCCATCATAGAACAAATTGAATACACCCTATTCTCTTCTGGTATATCTAGAATATATTCTATATTGTTCCAAATAAATGATCCAATATAAACAATCTTGACAATATCTAATGTCCCATCGTTTTTGAGAAAATCTTTAGATTTTCCTAAACCTAATTCATTCAAACATACTGATAGAAGTGTTCTTAACATCTTCTGCGTAAAAAAGATATATAGTATATATGTTTATCTAATCCTTATGTATTATGATGTAAAATACATATGTCTAAATGAACTGTTTGATCTCTTTTGTGTTTGATACATATAAATTGATAAGAATATGCCATAGAGAACAACAGATGTAGCTACAACCATAAATGTATTGTCTGGGAATGTAAGGAATATAATATAGGCTATGATAGTGGATATAACCATACCTACTATTAAATCAATTAGAAACCTGTTAGTGTTTGTTCTGTGAAGGCTTTCATTGTTAAACAATTTGTGTTTATTCTTGTGAGATAGACTCTTCACTTTTAATGTATCATACTTGCGTTTTTCATTTTGCATCGCAGGCATAACTGTATTTAGATAAAATGAATTACTTGATGAAGTTTCCAATGATATAAAGGTGTCTTTCATATATTCCTTGATCATTGTATCAATGTATGTGCTACCATCATCACTAAATCCCTCATAAATATCTGTTACCATAAATTTCATTGACACGATATAAAAGAGATAGAAAAATACTAGAACACCTATCATTGAATAAAGAAGTGCTACCTGTGTATCATAACTATTGTTTATAGACATCATGATCATTACCGAACAAACAATAACAATAGCGATTACAGTATATAGAAATCCCGTGTAATATTTTTCATTGATCTCAATCTGTTTTGATATTTCCTTTAAACTCTTAATATCGCCAATATTATCCTCAATATCTTTGTTGATCTCACCAAGATTTTTACGTGTTTCTTCATACTCATTTTTATAATTTGAGGTAGAAGCTTTATACTGTTTTTTTAGTGTATTGCTTGTATTGTGTAGATAATTTAAGAATGAATGAACATTAGCACCTAATAGTTTAATAACATCATTGTTGAATTGTGTTAGTTGTTCCTTTTTGTTGTCAGCAGAATCCATAGAATTAATTATTTTTACAACAATATTGACATTTTCATCTTTGCTCAGGTAGTTTTCAGATAATTTCTTCAAATCATCTAAGATGGTATTAGAGACACTTAATGAACTATTAATAGTAGTTACCGTCTTTTTAACCTTTTCTAGTATTTTAGTAAAAATCTTTTCATTCAAATAAAACAATACAGTATTTACCATTGATGACATTGCCTCTAAGAAAACTCTAAAACTACGATAGTAGTAATCTGCCTTTGTTGTTTCAGTTGTTGTCGTGGTATATATTTTTTCAGCAATATTGTGGAATTGTTGATCAAGGGGTTGTTCTTCGGTTTTAAGATCTTCATAGTCATCTGGTTTCGCATAAGTAAATGAACTTCCTTTTAGATTGTATTCATCAATAAGATCCTTAATAATTTTAGAAACCTCTTTTAGTTGATTGTAGTTTTCGAAAAGAACATTTTCTGGTAGAAAATTAAAATATTGATATTTTTCACTATATGAAAAATTCACACTATATTCGTTTGTATTAGGTTTTTGTTGAAAAAATTCAATATCATCAACTATGTCAATTGTTTTTATTGTTTTTATTTTATTTATGAATTCGATAGAATTAGGAATATATTGATCTTTATATTTCAAGTAGTTATCTTTTATCAAATCACAATGTGTATCAATATCAGATGCGATAGTCATTATCTTACATATATTTGTATATTTTAGAAAAAATCAGTGAATGATCACTATCTAAGCATTCCAATAGAACCCATTATATCTTGTTCGAATATTTTGTGCTATCTTAAAGTAGTAGTAAAAGATTGTAATAATAATACCAATAACAGCTAAAACAACGAAATAAGTATTTCCTTGTGGCATGCTACTAGCTAAGAAATAATACCCTAAAATGATAACAGATATGATTACCAATGCACTTACAGTAGCCATACTTCTGTAAGCATCGTGCCATTCTTGATTGATATGTGATCTAGAAATATGATATCTATTGTTAGTCAAATCTTTTTCAATATCTAGTCTATTCATATCTTTCTGCATGACATTCAAAATATTCTCATACATATCACTAACAGCCACCAATGGTTCATAGGATTTCACTAAAACAGCAATACCTACGGTTTGATCTCTCATCTTATTGTCCATAGTAATTCTATGGCTTTCTATTGCCTCTGGTGTAGTAGGGGTAGCAGTATTTGCTGTTGAGAAGTGTTCTGTAGAACTATACATACCTAAGAAGATCAGGTATATTACGATAATGATACTGATCATTACAAGACTAAAAATAGGCTTTATATCCTCTTGACCAAGGATCAGCATTAATACAATGACAAACAGGATGATATACATCAAACCGACATAGATATCAATATAGTTGTAAGAACTAGAAACAGTATTCAGTGTTTTTATTGTTCCTTTATACTCATCTGTGGTCTCTCTAAGATCTTTAGAAATATTAGTAATTTGTTCTTCTCTATCAACATATTCACCTTTATAATATTCCACACCTTTGATTGTAAGTTTAAAAACACGATCAGTAGGGATATTTCCCTCTGGGAAATCTTTCAATCTAACAGTAATAGTTTTCTCTTCTTTATTCATATTGACGTTAGTTAAACCTGCGTATGTGATATCGTTTTCTGTATCGGTGATAACATACTCATTTGCCATTAGTCTTTGGTAGAAGTTGATAACAAGATCACTATTCACTTCAGTAATGTTGAATGTAATTGTATTGTCATCATTCTTTTTATTGATCAGTAGCTCTAAACCCATATAAATGGTATATGATGTAATTAGTATAAGAGAATGATTATCCATTATCATTCTTGCTTTGTCCATAGAACCATTGTAATGATTATAAAGATCATTATAATTGCCGTTTCCTAAGCTATCATTAAGAACTTTAGAGAACAATTCACTAGTTATGTAATAATTCAGAAGGTTAAATAGTGATTTGTGCTTGTTATTAGATACAAACTGGAACTGTTTGAGATCTCTCTTAGGTTTTCCAGATAATTCCATTAGTAGTTCATTTACAAAAGGACCATCATAAAGAGTATTCTCGTCACTATCAAGTGTAGTTGTTGTGTGTCCAGAAGATTGATCCAATATATAAATTGATTGATCAGGAATATCATATCGCATATCTTTTTTAGTGATCTGGATACAGATATAGAAAGTGTTCAATGCTTTAACAGTATCTGGTGTGATCAAATTGAAATTTGTTGTATCTCCAAATAAGAAGAGCGAGTTTGTTTGATTATTATCAAAATCAATAATACTAAGTGATGAAGCATTCAAGTTGATCAACTTAGGAACCACCATTTGATCAGCAGATACATTCCCTCCTTCAATATAAACATATCCTCCATCGCTACCACGCTGTTGAGCATATGGTTCTAATAGATTTTCAATATAGGTATTCATCCTTTTACTTCTTAGGAGGTAAAAAATGATATAAAGCTTTTATATCTTATACATAAGATAGTAAGAAATAACGTAAGAAAAGAACAAGACAATAGAATAGCAAAAAATAGTTGAACAATGGCAGGTATTTCAGATGAAAATTTAAACAATCTATCTTTAAAAAACCCAACGAAACTGGATATTATATTTAACAATCTTATAGATCTTGTAAAGATCCGTGGGGATGATGCGGAAGCTTTTAAGAAATATATAGATATTAAGAAAAAGGATCGTGAATTTATCAAAAGTATTGATTTTCCAGTAGGAAAACATTTAACCATTCCTAGATTATATAGTGAAAACATTTGTATATTGCTAATGTTTGATCTTAAACAGGAATATAAAAAGACTTTATTATCAATGATCAAAAATACGAATGAAGATCCTACTCCTGATCAATTAAAAACATTTCTAGATGAGTTTGAAAATAGAACTCAATATATTTATATATTCTTAGAAGGTAAGCCTATTAATACGAATGATCGCAATACTATTGTAAAGTTTGATAAATTATTACAAGAAGCAGGATGTATATCTCACGATTTTAGTAATGACAAGTTTATGTATAATCCATTGAAACATAGATATACTCCACCTCATCGTAAATTAAGTAAAGAAGAAGTTGTTCAGTTTATGGAGAAATATATGGTAATTAGTAAAAGCAAAATATCTCATATATTGAAAACAGATATTATATCGAAATGGATTGGATTAAAGGTGGGTGATATTGTAGAGATTACACGTCAAAGTCCCACATCTGGATCATATAAACATTATAGAGTTTGTGTGTAAAGGATTATTTATAGGGAAACTTAACTATTGTTATTAGCATCACCAGCATCACCAGCATTACCCGCATCACTGGCGTCGCTGGCTTCACTAGCTTCGCTATCGCTATCATTTTCATCATTAAATGATTTTTTAACCACCAGCTTTCTCCATACAAACGTCTTTGTGTTAGATGGCTCACCAAAAATGGTATATTTTACTAATTCTTTTTTCAGGTCTTGTTGTGTGATAAGTGTCCTATTAGGACTAGTCTCACGGAACCATTCCTTGAACACATTATAGATATGTGTAATGCTGACTTTATCCCTGTTATTCTCTGTTACCTTTACACAATCATTGATAAATTGTGCTACTGGATTGTTCACTAAGTTATATTTACGAATACTTTCGGTAATCTCGGTTGGTTCATACATATTATTGATATCAAGGGTTCTCCTGTGTTCTATCATCATACTAACAAACGTTTCGTACCATTTGTTCATTTTCACTTGGAGTTGTTTATCAGCCTTGAACTCTATCGGGTTATTTGGATCAGGATTTTCAAGGAACTTAGACTGGAAGTCTATGTTCTTAATCCTTCTCCATGTTCCGTGATCAGTAGATTTTACAACTGGTAAAGAATTACACATAAGATACACCTTGAACTGTGGTTCTAGGACCACACAATCTTTATACAAACTCCTAGCGAGGATACTATCATTGCCTGTTATTTCTTTCATTAACCCCACATTTACCTCATCACCTGGACTAGGCTCCTGCGATACAGCAAACCTACGTCCTTTAAGCTTCATCATATCAGGACTAGCCTGATTAGAGTTAGGTCTTTTAGTAGTTAACATAGCAATAGGAAGAGTGCCGAAATAATCACCTATGGCATTACGAATAAGAGTAGTCATCAGTGTGCTCTTACCGTTTGCTCCACTCTCGTTTTTACCAGACAGAACATAGAAACACTCTTGACGGACACTTCCATCAATAGTGGCAGCGAAAGCATCCCATATGTATTTACGGACATTAGGGTTCGGTATCACTTGACTGATATATGTGTTGATCTCTTTGACTATTGGTGAATTGATATTATACGGGATATAGTTCCTATTTGTGCATAGGCTGATAAGATCACTAGGATCACCAATACGGAATTGCATAGTAGAAAAATCATAAACGCCATTCTTGAAACCTAGGAGCATCTTATTTGAATCAAGCTTATCCTCAAACGTAGGATCGTGTATTTCCGAAAAAGACTTCACTGATTTCATAATAGAGTTTTTATATGAAGTATCTTTCAATTTCTTGAAGATAAACATAGCATTTTCAGATTTTATCTTGTAGCTCTTTCCTTCATCTGGACGTCCTAAAGTTTCACATTCATGAGCCTTCTTAATAAACTCAAATGATCTCATATTAAACTTTAAAGCCACCTCCTCACTCATACGGCGGAAAAGATCAAGACCTTCCCTATTAGAAACCCACCGATGTTGGAGTTGTTCATACCTATACCACATATCACCACCTATGTATTTATACTCGTCAGCATATAGCACCTTAATAACAAGTCCTACATCGTGATGAGCACCCTTAGATATAATGGCATCATCTATGAACTTAATACAGGAGTTATTCATAATCTCTTTATAAACATCCTCATTATCTAGTTTTGCCCAGTATTTGAGAGTTCCCATACCCATAGTGTGTTCTCTAAAACGTTTCCATCTATCTTCGCATTCACCATCTGTGTATTTTGTGCTGTTCTTAGAAAACTCACGCCAAACATCAAAAAGTGAATCACTGATATTCCTAAGAGCCCACCCAAGCTGGATCCAGTCGTCATATGAATCCGCACGAGATGGAGACAAACACTTCATAACTAGCTCTCGAGCTAGATCGACAGTATCTTTGTTTGAGTTGTTGATAATAGTGATAACGTCATCACTAAGAATATTGTCAATTCTTGTGGTTACCGGTTTTCTCTGTCTGGTTTGCGTAAGGATATCCACGTATTTTTCATAATCTTCTTTCACTTCTTGATTTTCTAAGTTGATCTCCATAGAAGATACATCTTGCTTCCTCATAGAAAGTTCTTTTATAAGTGTAATATGGATATATAGATCATCTTCAAATACAGAATTGTTTTCTACAATTTTATACGGTATATCTTCATTCACTCTTAGATATTGGAAAAACCTTGTGGCTAAATAAGGTTGACATCCCGGCTTTGAGCTACCATACATCTGCCACCCATTCTTCGCTATGATCGCCTCGTCAATGATATTGCTAGGTAGATTAGTGGGGTTAATGCCAGCAAACATAGAAGTAGATTTTTCTAGGATGCACTTCCGAATATAAGCTTGTATATCGTGGGATAGAATAATCTTAGGGAATACAAGATGGATACCATACTTAATCTTATCATTACTGATACAAGGATCACCACGAACCATATAATATACACATAATTTAGATGGATCATCTAGTGATATAACCTTGTTAATAACCTGAAAATAGGTCTTGATAATATTTTTGACAGTTTTTTCTGGAACATATTTCTCTACATCTAACACGGCTATCTCATTGCTCACATTTTGTTCATCACGTACTTTGATAGGGTCAAAACGGAAGTCTAGATCAACACGTAATAAACTAGGATCCGTCGGTTTTTCAATCATAAAAAGTTTCTCGCCTTTTGCTCTTGATAGTGAGTATTCTTTCATAAATTCTTCATAATTATCATCCGGAACTGATATTGCGATCTTTGTGTTTCCAGTATCTCCATTACTCGTATGGGTGTAGGTTTTTCCACTACCACCTCCAGAAATACGGAACTGTTGGATATATTTATAGAATTTATTAGATGAAGTTGCCATACTAGTTATTAATAAAATATTTCATATATCATTTTTTCATTTTTTTACTCCTGATTTTTGTATTGTATATTCTAACGCATTTATCAAGATAACATAAGGATTTACATAAATACTTAACGATAAAAATGATTTAACACACTACAACACACTACAACACACTACAACACACTATAACACACTACACAACACACTATGTCAGTTCTAAACTATCTCCCAGCCACAATATTTCTAGATATGACCAGTGAAACAAAACAAATATATGAGTTTCTATACTTTTGTTTATCAAAGGTGATCACACCTGATTATCAAGTAGGATTTATCAACGTATTATACAGAATGATCAATAACAGTATCACTATTCAAGATTTGCATCATTTGACCGCAAATTATGAGATATCTAATTATATTGTATGGAAATTATGGATGATGGATGATATTGATAAGTATATTCTCGTTAATAAACTAATTGTAGATATCAAATCATTTACATACAACTACTCATCATCCATAAGCACATTATCAATTGAACAATATCTTGCTACGAACATTACTTATCAATTCAAAAATAATGTGAATATTTCAAAATGCAATGATTATTCTTATTGTAT